TCACCCCTCTACTATTTGGACAAGAGAGACTTCATCAAACTATGAATGGTTATATACACACTTCGTTGCATTATGTGATGAGTACACCCATAGGTATGGTAAGGTACATATGACTGACACTAAGTTGCGCAATACATTATCTCGAATACCTCGTAATCTTTTACAGGGTGGTGTGACTGAGTTCAAACAATGTATGCCTGACTACTGTAAACGCAAGAACCCTATCGAGGCATATCGCGTTTACTACATCAATGAAAAGAAAAGTTTCGCTAGATGGACGAAAAGAAATATTCCATCTTGGTATATTAGTGCTTGACTTATTGATAAAAGTATAGTATACTATAAAAGTAACAATTAAACAGAAAGGTTCATAATGAATTATTACACAAACGAAAAGAAAAGACGTCGTGAAAATAAAAAGATTGTTGAGGATATGTTTTCCGGCAACTACGACAAAGACTTCCGTAAAGGCATTTCATGGGGAAGTGACCGTAAATATGCAGACCAACTCGTAGGTGACGTCTGCCGTAATACAAGAGCATACGAAAATGACTGGAATTAATATGACATATGATGAAATAGTAAACACACTCCGTGAGGGTGTAGTAAAGTTATCCTTTACGAAAGTGAAGGATGGTGGCGTTCGTGACATGACCGCAACCTTGAAATCGGATTTGATACCCGAAGACAAGATGCCTAAGACTGACGCGAACGAGAAACTTCAGAAGAACCAAACTGCGGTACGAGTATTTGATACTGACCTAAGTGACTGGAGAAGTTTCCGCGTTGATAGTTTACTGACCTTCAATGGCGCCACCGCATAATATGGCAAAGAAGAAACGTAAACTCACCGAGGAGCAACGTCTTGCTGCGAGTGAACGTCTTGCGAAAGCACGACTCGCTCGTGGGCATGATGGCAGTCTTTCTATTCATGAGGATATAAGAGACTTACCTGAAGACCATGGGTTACATTGGAAGAAAGTTAAGAGTTGGATAAAAGACTGTGAACTTGAAATCAAAACAAAGGATATGCGTCTCAAGAAAACCTCTCACAAGTGGAAAGAAAGAAACGAGTATACATCCCTTCAGGTTTATATTGCTAATATGAAAACATACTTAAGGACAGGTCTATGGTTAGATATGTTCTATGGTTCAAACATGCAACATAAAATAAAATGGTTAGTAACTAAAAAAGGTTATCACGACAACGGTGAAGTCAAACGAATAAAAGGTTATTGGTATGACGATGGCGGTGTCTGGAATGGCGAAGGATTTGATGAAGAAGGAGAAGAACGTGAAAGTTGATTTCGTACAAGGTGGGGCAGATAGTCCTACTGATGAGAAAGAAGAAAGTAACTTCCTAAGTAAAAAGAGATTTAGTAAGATGGTAGAAGATACTGTAAGAAAAATGTCTATGTCTTATATGGATTCCGTAGTATATCTCTGTGATGAGAATACAATTGAGATTGATGATGTAAAGAAATATCTCTCATCATCTATAAAAGATAGGATTGAGGCAGAAGCAATGAACCTTAATTTTCTGGAGAAGTCTCATAGACTTCCGACAAAATAGGAGGTAAAAATGTTATAAATACACTTGACTTATTAGTCACAATACACTATAATACAAATAATACAAAACACACAAAACATACAAGGAAAAATATATATGTCTTTTGCTAATTTAAAATCTAATCGTACTGACGTTTCAACACTTGCCAATGCTGCCGCTGAAATGTCCAATACAAAAAAATCCACAAACAAATATGAAGACTTACGGTTCTGGAAACCGACTGTAGATGAGTCTGGCAATGGTTATGCTGTTGTAAGATTTCTTCCTGCAGGGGAAGGTCAAGAGTTACCTTGGGTAAGATACTTTGACCATTTCTTTAAGGGTAATACTGGTCAATGGTATGTAGAGAAATCTCGTACTACATTGGGTGGTGAAGCAGACCCTGTGAGTGAATACAACTCACGACTTTGGAACTCTGGTATAGAGGCAGACAAAGAAACTGCTCGTTCTCAAAAGAGAACACTACATTATGTAACCAACATTATGGTACTAAGTGACCCATCTAATCCATCCAACAATGGTAAAGTATTCCTTTACGACTTTGGTAAAAAAATCTTTGATAAGATTATGGATAAGATGCAACCTGAGTATCCTGATGAAACTCCTGTAAATCCATTTGATTTCTGGAGTGGTGCTGACTTCCAACTTAAGATACGTAACGTTGCGGGATATCGTAACTATGACAAGTCTGAGTTTAAGTCACCGACACCTCTATTAGAAGGTGATGAAACTAAACTAGAAGCAACCTATAATACTATGCATGACATGAGTGAGTTTACTGACCCATCATCATACAAGTCTTATGATGACTTGAAGGCACGACTTGAAGTTGTGTTAGGTCAAGCAACTGGTTCTGGTTCTACTATGAAAAATGAATCATTACAACAAACTGCTGAGACTGTAGGGTCTAGGTCTGTTGAACCTCAAGTGATTCCATCTGCACCTCAACCACAGGTCGCAATGGCATCGTCTGGTGATGATGATACATTATCCTACTTCGCGAAACTCGCGGCAGAGGATTAAAGATGTTCGCCTTTACCATTGGTATCCCCGAATAATTAGGGAGGGGATTTCCCCTTAAACCCACGAAAAAAAGGCAGGGGAGACTTTCGGGTCTCCCTTTTTTTATCATAATCCAGATAAACCCATAAGCATTGCTAATTGAGGATTTGGTGCATCATCTTTAGCACCCTCGACAGAACCATAATATGAATTGTTAACTGAAGTAGATTGACTGTTATCCACATTAACTCCCTGTCCTAATCTTCTTGCTTCCTCCATTCTTAATCTTTCTTGTTCTTGTTCTGCTGCCTTTTTTCGTTCTTCTTCTTCTTTTAATCTTTTTGCTTTATCTATTTCTTTTTTCTCAAGTCTTGCTTTTTCTGCTGCTGCAACTTCTCTTGCTATTCTTTCTTCGGTTTCTGTGTCAGTCTCTACACCAACAAGTTTCTGTGCACCCTCGAATGCAGAATCACCAAAGTTCATAACTCCATTGAAAGCATCAAAAAATGCTTCTTTAGGACTTTTACCTCCAGGAGTTAAAGCAAGCAAACCAGCAACACCACCTGCTGCTACTGCCAAAGGAAATCTCATTATCTTTGTTGATATCTGCGCTAATTTTATAGCAAGGTTAGCAAGTCCTGGACCCATCCCTTGATCAAAAGCAGCAGTTATGTTCGAGAAAAATCCCACTATTTTGTCACTAATCGCATTAAAGAAGTCTCCTATCATTTTCGTGAAAGAAAATCCTTTCAAATACTCTGCAGCATTTTTTAATCCAAACTTTCCAAGAATCCATGCAACGATACTTTTTAAAAGGTCAAGGGGATAACCCACAATTGCTTTAAATGCTCCACCGATACCACCTAAAACACCACCTACTAATTTAGAAAATATACTTCCGTCTTCACCATATCGATTGAATCCTTGTATAGCACCCTTTACTGTTTCAAATATAGTAAATATAATTCTAAGTGGTGCAAATATTGCTCCAAACATTTTACCAATTACCCTAAATGGACCAAGCATTGACTTAATTGAATTCTTAAATCCTTGAATCAGTTTTGATAACTTTCCTGCGCCTGAAGGTTTAACTGTACCCGATGGTTTTTTAAATTTGTCAAACATTCCTACGAACTTTTGATAACCCCTCATTAGGGCGTTCATAACACCACTACTTTTCCTCATCTTTTGAAACTCTTTGGGACTCATTTGTTTCGCTGCATTACTCGCTTCCTTACCAAACACGTTTGGCATTTTTGCCATTTGATTCTGAGTTACTCCCCCCTTTGCTAGTTTTCTCATATTATTAAATGTTTTAGTTGGTTTTGCCTTTTTAGATGCTTCTTTAAATTTATCTATACCCAAAACCTTTGAGTTAAATTTATTGATTTTACCTATTGCACCTGTTAAGAGACCTAACGAAAACTTTAAAACACCAAAACCACCTTTACCAAAAATCATTTTACCTAGACCAAGACCACCAATTCCTGCAAGCAATAGAAAGGGTGCTTTTATCAAAGTGTCTAAAATTGAACCAAGAAATCCTAACATACCTTTTCGGTCTTTGGTCTCATCCTTTTCTTTAGGACTACTTTTTTTATCACCTTTATTATCTTTAAGACTCTTTAATGAAGCAAGTAACTCTTTTCTTTCTTCTTCTTCGTCTCCTCTTTTGGCATTAAGGTCATCAAAATATTTCTGAAACATCAAAGAAATACTCGCGAGTTCAAGATTTGTACCAGAGTTTTGGACTATTTGAACTTCGTTTTGTTGATATGCTTGTCCATGCAAAATATTTGCGGAGAAGAGTTCCTGCGCAATCGCTGTTAGTTTACCTGATTCAGTATTAAAAGTCTCACCAAGAATGTTGGAATAGTTTTGTGGAACCTGCTCTTCATTTGCCATGTTTTTACCTTATGAGTTTGCCTGATTTCTTTTTTCTTGTTCTTCTGCCTCTTTTTCGAGATGTTGTTCTAATAACATTAAATAAACTTCTCTTTCCCACGGATGCATATTTTCAATATCATATAACGAATATTTAAAATGCTGCATCAAAGCAAAATTAGTTTTAAAATGAGAAACTAAGTTGTCATGCGAGAGGCATACTAAAAAAAATCTTGAAGACCCTCCAATGTTAATTTATTCTCATGTCCGCACTTTTTACAGGCGAACTCTACTTTTTGTTTTAATGACGGAATAGTTCCAAGAAAATCTCCGAGTTTTTCAAACTGAACTGATGTCATTGAGTTAATGAATTCATCCATTTCTTTTTGAGACCATTCTGTTATTCTTTCGTTGGGTGTAAGTATTGCTAATATGCAATGATTTATTAGACTTAACCCATATTCTGATTCAGACATACCCTGAGAAAAGTTTGACATAAAAGCATTGTAAGAAGGGTATCTTAATTCTATAGATATTTCTGGATTTATCTCTACAATATTACTAACGTCTTTAGGTGGTGTTGGAATATCTATACTACTTAAATCTATAGTAACATCTGTTTTTCCATCACAATCTTTCGCAGAACAAACTCCATTTAAGGTAGAAGTTTCTCCGACTGACTTTGCTCTTATCATCGTAAATAGATACTCAACATCAAAAGAGGTGAGTGAGTCAACATCGACATTGTCATATATACAAGCAACAACAGTATCAAGCATTGCTCTCATCGCTGTCTTTTCATCGTTTGATTCGTGTGCTTGTAAAAGTATTTTTTCTTCTTTCACTAGATATGGTCTATATGTTACAACCTTCATAGTTGAAGGTATTTGTATCTCATATCTAACTGATTCGTTTAACTTAGGTAGTGCCATAATATTATTTATTCTCCGTGTTTATAATATAATTTATTTATAATCTTTTTAAAAGATTTTTCTCATAACGCCGCCAAGAAGTGCCTCGCCAATCTGACTCCCTCTTCCTTTGTCATATTTTGATTTCGTTTTAAATTTCTTAAACGATAGTTGAACAGTCTGTTTAAGTAACCGTTGTTCAGCACCTCCTCCCAAATCAATCTGTGACATACTATATGGGAAACAATCTGTAAGTTCAATCTCATATATTATATCATCTTTTGTGATAAAATTTAAATCAAACTCTCCTTGAGCAAAATCTAATGGTCCAAGACGAGGGAGTCTTGACCTTATAGAACTTGGTATTTTACCAGCATTAAATAATTTTTTCTTTGTTATATCAAATGCAACACCTTTTCTTAGAACTTGTAATATTACAGGTTTAACATAAGATTTATTATACCTTAATATTTTATTTTCAGAATCGTATGCTGTGCTTTGCCATGCTTCAAAATAATACCTTGCTCCAAAATCATTAAGAAGAATGAACGAAACATTAATATCTGTATATGAATCGCCATAAGCAACCTTGAATGTGTTATCCATACCCATTTGAACTTCTCTTGTGGTGATTTGTCTGCTAGGTAAAGATACATCAGTACACAATATATCCATACCTCTATTTTCGCCGTTTATTGTAGGCAGTTTAATTCTATACAAATTAGAATCTGCTAGACCTCCGCCTTTACCGATTTCTGATAAAATATCATCTACCCGTTGTGCCATTTTTTAACCTATCATCTTTCTTGAGTCTGAATATGCAGTAAGAGCATTTGGTATTTTTTTGAAACTTGCTACAGGAAGAAATGCTGCTATCTCCCAATCTGTGGCAGGAACCTGTGCAAAACTACTTTTAACATTTGATGTTAAATAATGTTTAAAACAAGGTTTATAGTATTTTAAATTTGCTGTTGAT